TATTCAAGTTTGCATTACCAGCTATATTCATTTTGTTAGTTTATATAGAATAATAACTTACTATTTATGTTATTATTTTACTTATTTTAATTATTTATAAATCCTCATTATAATAAACTTTTCTAAACTGCTCCATATATTTATCTTTCAAAACGTGTGTCTTCAAATAGTGTCCTGTGATTTTATCCTCTAACATATGAATTATAAAAAAGAGAGAATAAATTCCACATTCTGTATTATTGTACTGGTGTTCGACTGGATAATTCTGGTCAAATTTGAAATTGATGCGTTTATTGCCTGGTAGCGCGTGTCCCTGTTCTATAACGGTTTTTACAAATTTCATCACCTGTTTGGGCGCTTTATCACCAGCACTATCAAAGAAGAAGATTTCACCCTTTTTAATATTGATGAACATAGATATCCAATGTTCGCCACTCTTGTTGTGAGGGTCTGTGTTGAATATAATACCAATTTTGTTCTTACCTTTCTTAATTTGTTCATCCAAATTGAAATGACACAATTCTTCCCAAACACATTCGCCATATAACAAATGTTCATCATAGTCAATTGGTGATGGACCAATAAAGTCAAAACAAGAATATGTCTTTTCATATTGGTTCATCACTTTAATAATATCAATACTAGATAGCCATTCATTTGGTTTCATTTTCCATTTTTCAGGCGACTCAGGTGAAAATGAGTCGAGCAACTCTTTCTCCATTTTTGTACCTTTTGTCATCTGTCGGACCCAGCACGACTCTTTGTTGCAAATATTTGCATAATAATTTTTGAGCATATTCCATATTTCTTTGGAATCATTTGTTGTAATTGGTTTGTCAGGGTGTCTTGCGTTCCACATATTGCGTAATTTATGAAGGTCGTCGTCAGTGTAACACGTATACTCTTTTACTTCGTTCTTTCCCTTTGGACTGCAATTTAACTTTACAAATGGCTTAATATTGGTATTCTTTGTCTTGTTAGTTTGTTTTGTTTCATTTATATGATGATGTTTATATCTTTTATGTCTTTTACGTCTTCTTGTAGTTATGTTATTCTTACTTTTTATTCTTCTTGTTCTCATATACATTACTGATATTTTTCTTTTCTTTAACATTTTGTTTTTTAATTTGATTTTGACTATATTTGACCTTTGTAAACCAATCCAATGGCAATTTATTGATATCTTCTACACCTTCTGAATGAACTGGTTTGCTCGATTTTTTGAAAACTCGTTTGGGTTTTTCTTCTAAGATTTCTTCTTCCTCCGCTTCTTCTTCTAAGCTTTCCGCTACGCTTATGACTGTATTTTCTTCTTCATCTTCTTCATCTTCATCTTCTTCATCTTCATCTTCTTCATCTTCATCTTCTTCTTCTTCTTCTTCTTCTAGGCTTTCCGCTACGCTTTCGATTGTATCTTTACTATCATTTTCAGCGTTATCATTTGACTGATTTGCTTTTATTTTCAAATAATAAACACTTTTTTCAATGAAATATGTAAAACTATTACGCACATCTTGTAAAAGGTCATCGGGTAATTCATCATTTAAACATTTGGTAAATAGTTCATTTATTTGTTCCTTGTAAATCTCCTTATCGCTCTTCATTGCATCTTGCTCTTTCTGCTTAATTTTATTATTCAACTTTTGTAATTGAGACTTACTAATTAAATAATTCAACGTAATTTGATTCACAAGGTCGTCTGACATTCCTATATTGTTAGTTTAAATTATTATTTATTAGTTTAACGAATAAATAATATTCATTGATTATTGATTTTTTTGTTGTGGTTTTAGGTTTTGCTGAGGTTGCGGTTGTGGTTGCGGTTGAGGATTTAAGTTTTGCTGAGGACTGCAAGTGGTCGGTTTTGTCAAGTCTTTCACGTGTTGTCTAGTGGCATTATTGAATAGACCAAACCCAATTTGTTCTGGGTTTGGATTCGGGTTAAACATATTGAACTGCTCTGTCTTAAATAAGTCAGGAAAAGGTTGCACAACCTGCTTATTATTTTGCCAATTGAATTTATACAGACTACTTTGACTAGACGGCACATAAGTTGCTTGGTCGCAATTCTGTAGTGCGTAAACTTGCCCCCTCAAATCTGATTCACAATTTATATTAGACGCAAACCCCGACCAAGGACCAAAATCATTCCCTGGGTTAAATGTATGTGAAACATTATAAGTAGCCTCTTGTTTCATCGGCACATTAATCTGCTTTCTAAAATCAATAACTGGTAGTGTAGCATATTTAGTAGATACTGCCCTGGCATCTAAATACGGTTGCAATGACTGGCTAGGTACATTTCGACTATATGTCCTAGAATTCATTACATTTGCTCTCTGTGATGCAGACCCATCATTAAAATCAAGTTCATTCATATTTATATATTTAAATATTATTATTTCTTTTATATGTTTAATTGTTTTATTGTTTGTTTTCTTTATTCGTTAAATATATAAATTACCAAATGTTTTTTTCAAAGGATATTCATAAATTTCAGACACAAATGTTTGATATTATTACAATTTTATCATTTGCGTTATATATTGCAATAGCAATTGGCCTCTCAGCAAATGCTCCTGAATATTTAGATGAACTGCAAAGATACACTAAATTGTATGTAAGTCTCTTTCTAATATGGCGATTCAATCCATTCCGACGAGTTACGTTCACTGAACTAGATGGTAAGATTGCATTTAGTGCTGGCATCTTCCTACTAACAACTACGGCTTTTGAACAGATATTGAAAACTTATCTAAAGGAAATTAAGGCCTTCTTTTAATCTTTTTCTTTTTTGGAAGCCCTCTTTAATGTCCTGTTTTTAAAACGTTTGTCTTTCTGCGTTTTTGTTTTGTTACTTAACAGCTGTTTAGCAATTTTATTGCGTCGATTAAAAAACATCTGAAGATGCTGTAGTATTTTTTTTGACAGTGCTGTATCTACTGATAACTCTTTTGTGTCTTTCTCTACATACGTGTAATTATATCTTTTCATAAAGTCCAAAATATACTCCTTCATTGATGTAGGGTCACCATTAGTAAGTAGACCACTCGCAATAAACCGGTCCACAATTGTTGTAAATGGCAGCTCGTGTTCGTAAGCCTTGACATTGATGTAATACACATTATCTTTACTCATCCCAGGGTGATAAACGTCATCTATAAAGCACACATCCGTAGTATCTGGAATCTTAGTGCAGCGCATAAGGTCAGAATGAGTCTTTGAATGAGTCGTTCTACAGAGCTCCACGTGTTTGCCATTGACCTTGTATGCGCCAATCACTTGGTCAAACAAATTGGGGGCTTCTGCTCTGTCTTCAAAATAGGTCTTAATTTGAACTGACCACTCATATGGTCCATTATTGTTCGTATATATCATTATTTTGTAACAATGTTTTGCCTTCTTCCTCTGCTTTAAATAGGTTAGTATATTTATTATATTTGGTCGTAAAAATTCCGGATACAAATCCAGTGTTTTATTGAAAAAGTCTTGATTTATATTGAAGTCTATATTATTCGTTTTTATATATCCTTTTAAAGCATCCCAAAACATACCAAATTCTGAAAAATATCCTAGGGTTTCATCTAAATCAAATACTACTATTTTGGAATTGCAAATCATAATATATATTGTGATATTTAATAATCAAAATTAAATAATCAAAATTAAAATATTGGGTATTATTAATATCACAATGTCCAGTGAACTAACAAATGAAGATTATATTAATATTTTGACCTACTATAAAATGGTCATTCCAAAGTCCAAGCGGCTCCTCAAGAAGCAGGCTGAAAATATTATGTCTGAAAAGTTATGTAGGTGCATCAAGAAGGTAAAGAAGTCAGATAATACAATTACTGAAGGGCAAGCCATTGGCATATGTAGTAAGACAATCTTCAAAAGAAAAGGATTTACCCGGGGTAAATTTAGTTGCCGGAAAAATAGGACTGTGAAATTTAGACATACTAACAAATAAATAAATAAATATATCTAATTAATGTAGTTTATATTTGATGACAAATAACGCAAATTATTATGATGTTATTATTGTTGGTTCTGGGATTGCTGGGCTTTACAGTGCATACAATATAAAACAAATGTCACCCAAGACATCATTTATGGTGTTGGAGAAATACAAGAAGCAGTGGATTGGTGGTCGACTCAATAATGAGGAGTTTTATGGCACAACTGTGGTAACCGGTGCTGGAATTGGTCGTAAAGAGAAGGATTATTTGTTAGTTGAACTGTTGGACAAGATGGGTATAAAGTATAGTGATTTTGACATTAATATGAATTACATTGTTAAGAAACGTGTTGCAATTGGACCCATTGTTAAAGAGCTTCGGCAAGAATATAGACGTCAATCTGAGCCAGTTACTACTTTTAGGCACTTTGCGAAGGGGTATTTAGGCGCCACAGCGTATAATAATTTTATCACAAATGTTGGCTATACGGATTACGAAGATGAAGACGCTTATCAGACGCTTTACAAGTATGGAATGGATGATAATTCTTCTGGCTGGACTGGACTAAGCATCCCTTGGCACCAATTGGTCCAGAAATTGGTACACACAATTGGCTCAAACCATGTAAGAGCATCTAACAATGTTGAAAGTATTGTCAAATTACAAGATAAACCTTGCTTGTTCGAACTAACAACTGAGAAAGGTGTCAAATATTACTGTGAAAAAGTAATAATTGCGACGACAATTACAGGCATTCATAAGTTATTGCCACAATATAAGCTCTATAATCAGATTAAACCTCAGCCTTTTTTGCGTTTGTATGCAAAATTCCCGAAGGCTTCGGCGTTAATTATGCGACAATTGGTGCCGACTTATACAATTGTATCTGGACCTTTGCAGAAGATTATTCCAATGTCTCTCGATAAAGGCGTTTATATGATTGCTTATTCAGATAATAAGAACGCACTAGTTCTAAAAGACCACTTGGAGAACAATGTCAAGAATAGGGAATTCTTTTGTGATTTGTTGGAGAAGACTTTGGGACTGCCAACTAACACATTGCAAATAACTGCACTATTAAATTTCTATTGGCCAGTTGGCACACATTATTATACACCATTGGACCATAAATCTAGAGCAGAATTTATTGAGAAGGCACAACATCCGATGCCAAATATGCTTGTTGTAGGTGAGGTAGTAGCAGTGAATCAAGGATGGACTGAAGGCGCACTAGATAGTGTCAAAAAAGTGCTGACCAAGGAATTCTTGAAAAGTGACAATTGTTAAAAAGTGTCATCGGTTTTGTTAAGTTGAATAAATTAACTTAACAAATATTTACAAATTATTTAGAGGACGTTCTCAATAAACAACCCAGCTCGATTTCTAAATTGGCCAAAATTTATTCCTAAAACATCTCTATAAAATCCATTACCAACACTGGTTCCATTTCTGGCATACCAAGCATAAACACGTCTACCTGAACCAGCTCCAGCACCACTAGAGCCGTTGGCAAGCATTGAGCCAAGTGTTCTATATCCATTGGACGCAGATATTCTGTAAGTTCTGATATTTCCGGTTCCTCCTCCCATTTATATTCTAACGCAATATAAAAATATATTTAAATTTTTGTATTTATCAAATTTATAGAACAGCTTTAACCAAGTAGTAACCATGGTAGCCAAGTGCAGCCATACCAAGCATTATTAGCATTTCAAAGAATTTCCTAGATGTATCAAGTCCAGTGTAACCAATATATACTAATAACGGACCAATGATTAGTGCATGAATATAATTTATCCAAGTACTTTGACCAGCTATAGTCTTTTTATATGCTAAATAAAAATGATATGCCATTACAAATACACCTAAACCTAACAAGAACGGAAACATTATTTTGGGTATACTTGTTCTCTTGATACCTACATATAGGAATAATGGAACTACAAATAAAATGTGGAACAAACTAACTATTGAATGTGCGTCTAATTTCATTATATAAATAATAGACACAAATATATATTTCTTAATATATTATAAATGAAGTTAAAAGCTTTTAAGTATTCGAATGTGCAACATCATATGCACGGTGGCAAGAAAATGACACACAAAGTCCATATCAAAAACGGTAAGGGATATAAAAGTGTCACACATTTAAGACACGGGAAACGTGTGCACCATTCTAGGAAGGCACTATCGTCTGCAGAAATGGGACTTATTAAAATCGGCAAATTTATTCCTGGGTTATTTAAGGATGTATCTAAGACACGAAAGCGTTAATCATCGTCTTCTTCTAAGCTTGTATCTGATTCTTCTTCTGAGCTTATATCATCATCTTCTTCTATTGCACCTCGGTTTGAATAATTTTTATTAGCTCTGGTATTTGCCTTTACTTCTTGTCTTGTTTTCTTCTTTAATTGCTCTTCTGCGTCTAAATGGTCCAGAGCACTTATGATAACCATTTCTTGGTCCGACAGTTTCTGAAATATCAGCACTTCATCCATTTTAAATGTATAATGGCGATGCATAAAATTCTTGCAAATAATTATCACATCGTCATCTGTTATTTTGATATCGCAAACTAGACCACATTGGTTTAGTACTAAATTATTTGGATCTGTAATACGGATCCATTTAATAAATGCACCTTGCTTTAAATCACCAATTTCGTCCACATACTTGTAACCCTTTAGTTTTCTCAAATAGCTGATTAACGTTTCATTGTCCAACATTAGTTCTTTCAAAATCTTCAAATTTAATTCCATTAGTTTTCTGGTTGTTAGATTCATTATGTTATCATTATTGACGTTATCTAACGCCTTTGTTAGTTTATTCATATCTAATTCGTTTTTATTCTTGGTTGTCATAATTTATATATTTAAATAAGTTTAAATATTATTTAAATATATTATAAATAATACTAATGTCATTCTCTTCTTGGATTAAAAAGTTTTTTTGTTGTTTTAAGCCCAAAACTCTTTTGGATTTAAAAAATGAATATAATGCGATGGATGATAATGAAGTCACTGTGTCGTTTAATACGTCACCACATAATAGCACTGATACAAAAGGATATAGCCTGAGTGATGAAATTACTTATAATGAAATATATAATAGGTAATTTTTTATACTGCGCTTTACAGTCGAAGACCACTTCTTTAAACCGTCGCTGCACTTAAAACAGTCGTATCTATTTCATAGATACTTACCAGCCGAATGCCGACCCAAATGACCCTCCTATCATATCATTTGCAGCCATAACTCCCATTCCTTCCATTCCCGGAGTCGCCGCTCCTACCAAAGGATTGCTATCCTGTTGATACATATTGTTGTAGTCCGGTTGCTGTTGAGTTGGAGGCAGTGAGTTGATTGCAGTGGTGCCAGGAGACGTCATCATCGGAGCAGTTGCAATTGCGCTCTGGCCTTGTGAAATCGGCTGTGAAACCTTCACATTACCCTGACCCTTCTTCTTCTTCTTTGCATCCTTGGGTCCCTCCCATAGCTCCATTATTCGGTCAACAATAATGCTAACTTTCTCACCCAACTTGGTCTGGAGACTGAGAATAATTACCAACATTGCTAAAATAATACTGGTTACATCAAAGTTGGCATATTTGACTCCGCTATACGTCGGAATAAATGTGATAATCCTGTGAATAATAAGTATGCCAATAAACATAATGAACACTTGGCCCAAAATTTCTGCTAAAATTTCAACATTTCCCTTTTCATCGTCTGCCTCGGGAACAAAACGTTGCATTACTTTATTCATAATGATAACAGGAACAAGTGCAATTGCCGCATATTGGACAATGTTCAACATATCATTTTTGGAGTCATCATTGAAATTGAATACGTGCTTAAAAAATCCAGGTTTCCCATTTGTCGACTTTGTTAATTCTTCTAAACTTTCCATATTCCTTATATAGGGTATAATAAGAAATAAAAAGAATAATATTAGTTAAAATGGTTCAGGTAAATGAATTCAATTAAAACAAGTTAAAAATAAATTGTTATTTAATCTATAAATAACAATGAACAGTAATAAAGAAGAGGAACAGTATTTAAATCTAATTCGGGAGATTTTAGACCGTGGTACTTGGGAAGAAGGTCGCAATGGTAAGACCAAGAGTATTTTTGGCTCTTCAATGCGTTTTTCTCTTGCAAACGGCCAGATTCCAATTTTAACCACTAAAAAGACTGCTTGGAAGACGTGTCTAAAAGAGCTATTATGGTTTGTTCGTGGCTCAACTGACAATAAGTTGTTGCAGGAACAGGGTGTACATATTTGGGACGGTAATACAACACGTGAGTTTCTGGATTCAAGAGGACTTAACCATTATCGTGAGGGTCTTATTGGGCCAGGATACGGGTTCCAGTGGAGGCATTTTGGTGGCGATTATGATTCTTCTACGGCTGGAGTTAAAGAAGGCGGCATAAAAGGTGTTGACCAACTACAGCAGATTATTGATGCTCTTAAAGACCCAGCGCAGCGGACAAGCCGCCGCTTAATAATGAGTGCTTGGAATCCTTGCCAATTAGACGAAATGGCGCTACCTCCGTGCCACATTTTGTGTCAATTTAACGTACACGACGGCAACAAACTCAGCTGCTCAATGTATCAACGCAGTAATGATTTTTTTTTAGGAATTCCATTTAATATCGCATCATATTCGCTATTGACACATTTAATAGCTAAACATTGTGGTTTAGAAGCGTATGAATTTATTCATTTTATGGGTAATTGTCATTTATATGATAATGCTATAGATGCTGCTGAATTACAAATCCAAAGAAAACCTTATCCCTTCCCAACTGTTTCAATTAAACAAATGAGAGAGAATATCAATGATTATCAAGTAGATGACTTTGAAATTCATAATTATCAAAGTCACGAGGCAATTAAAGTTGCAATGGTTGCGTAAACTGTATTTAAACGCGCTGATTGCGTCTTTTCCTGCAATATCGTCTTGTCGGCCCGTGTGTATATTTACACGCACCCTTTCTAGCGCAAGCGGTTCTCTTAACCCTTCGGCACTTGGATGTTTTCACACGCTGCCGATATATTCCTCGATTTGGTGCTAAACGTCTTCTTGACACCGAATGACTGCTTGCAGCTAAACGCCTGCTACCAAGCCTCTTATGAGGGCTAATAGTTTGCATTTCTACATCTCCGGATGTAGAAGACGGTTTAATCTTTCTTGTAAAAAGTCCCATTTAATAAAAGTGAAGAATATAAATTATAATTTCATTAAATAGTTTGAATGTTTTGCTCCACTTTTCTTAAAAGTGGACGCGTAAAGTATTTAGAAACAATTTATTATTAATAATTATAATAAAATGAGTGCAAACCGTTCCGTACAAGCAGCCCAACGCAGGAGAGCAGGAGGTCCCGAGCCCGCCGCCCCGGGTAGAGGTCCTCAACCATCTATTAATTCGTCGCAGATGTTTTCTGGTCAAGGACAACAGCAGCAACAACAACAACAGATTAGACCGGGAACCACTGGTCGTTTAGCAGGCCAACAAGCTCAAGTTCAGCAACAACAGCAACAAATGCAAAATCCTATGCAGCAATCTGGTGAAAGTGGGGTCAGCAAAATCACAATTGCCCAGGCAATTACGCTTACTACCTTACGTTTAGGAAAGGTGGAAATGCAATTATATGAACTTGCTCATCAAATGGCGACAACTGGTGGCGAGCAGGGTTTCAGTGCTTCTGGTCAAGGAGTCCAAGGAGCTGAAGGTATGGAGGATATGGTCCTTATTGATAAGAACCTCATTGATTCTATTATGTCTCGCCTAGAGTCGCTCGAGAAGCGTTCGCCTACTAACGCAGTTGGTACTGGAAGCAGTGCCGATGTTACCTTATTGAAGCAGCAATTTGAGGCCATTAAGCCTTCGATTGCGAATAATACCAAGGTCACTACTGCTTTGACGAAGGAGCAGAAAGAGCACAAGGTCATTGTTGAGGCTCTAAAGTCTGAGATGGCTAATACTAAGGACCTATTGGCTGCACTCCAGACAATGTCAATGGACAATAGTCAGAAGATTTTTCAGATTATGTCGGGTGAACAAGTCATTGCTCAGGATGAGGAAGAGGAAGAGGATACTGGTATCCACTTTTCTGACGTAGCTGTAGTTGATGGAGAATCTGAGGAGTCTGAAGAGGTTGATGGTCTGGAAATTACTGGTAATAGCTTGAAGGGACTCATTGAGCAAGAACTGAACGCTTAAAAAAATATATAATATTTTTCTACTAGTACAAATATTATATTTTCACAATTCCAGCTTAAAATCTTCGTTACAATTTACTCTAAATGTCCGCTGATTTTCCTAAATTACTCTCCGCTATGTGTTATACGCAGAAACACGTCGTCGCATTTGACTACGTCTACTTCAAAAAGATTGCCAACAAAGACACATATGACCTGATTATGCAAGCAATTGTTTGCAATATTGATGCCGTTTTGACGCAATATCAACAATTTGACTGCCACATTACATTGAAAATGATGACAATTGGCGACGTTGACAAACATATGGGCTTCTGGATTAAGTTGGCTGGGGTTCTAAAGGAGCGCTATCAGTCGCAAATGGCTAAGTGCTATATATACGATATACCTGCATTTTTTACCCAGTGCTACAAAATGGTCTCGGTATTCATTGACAAGGTCACTCAGGAGAAGATACAACTTGTTCAACCAAAGAACCAAAATCATTAGTTTGTTGCTAAACACCTCATAATATATGTATTAGTACCACAACCATATGCATATTGACCAGTATTACCAGATATAGTTACTGATTGCCAGTTTTCTTGTGCTGATGATGATTGTGTCCAAGTTACACCTTTATCATCTGACCAATAAATATAATTATTAGTAATACCACTACCACCAGTAGCACAAGCAACTGCATATTGTCCTGTGTTAGATATTGATACTGAATACCACTTTGCAGTTTGTGAAGAAGAAGATAATGCCCAATTTTGACCAGAATTACTTGAATGATAAATTTGACCATTAAAAACAGTAGCAATTGCGTAGAGTCCGCTACTCGATATTGTTATGGAACCCCAATTACGTGACCCAGAACTTGCTGCATTCCAATTTTGACCAGAATCACTTGAATAATATATATTACCACCAAAAGCACAACAAACTGCATATTGTCCAGTAGCTGAGATTGATATGCTTCGAAAATTGTCTTGTACAATAAAAATTGATACGTCTGTCCACGTTTGACCAGAATCACTTGAATAATAAATTATACCTGCTCCTCCAGAGCCAGTACAAGCAACTGCATATAGACCATTACCTGATATTGAGACGGACAGCCAATTTCCTTGTGCTGGCCCTCCTCCTGATGTTAAAGTTGCACCAGTCCACGTTTGACCAGAATCACTTGAATAATATATTTGACCAGATACACTACCACCAATACAAACAACTGCATATTGACCACTACTTGACATTGATATTGAAAACCAATCATTTAGAGCAGGTGTAGGTGTAACTGAGCTTGCAGCCCAGGTTCCTCCATAAGTACCTGACCAATAAATGGAGCCTCCAAATTCACAAGCAACCACAAATTGTCCAGTTGCTGATGTTGATACAGCTGACCAATTACGTGAACCTGAAGAATATGACTGTGGGCTCCAAATGTTATATTTATACAACGGCTCAAACACAGCAGTTAAATCCTGATTTGCATATGTTGTTGACGTATTAGATGAATAATAAATTTGACCACCACCACCACTACTGCAAGCAAGTGCATGTTGTCCGTTACTGGAAATTGATACTGAAGACAAATTAGTTGAAGAAATAGTACCATTTACCCAATTTTTACCATAATCAATTGAACGATAAATTACTGATGCAGCGGCACAAACAATTCCATATTGTCCAGTACTTGACATTGATACTGAGACCCAATCAAATGAGGGTGAAGTTGGAGTTATTGAAATTTGTGGTGTCCAATTAATTCCATAATTATTTGTATAATAAATTTGGCCTGCCCCACTAGTAGGGTCACCACAAGCAATTCCATATTGTCCACTGCTGGATATAGAAATACTAAAATAAAAGACTGACCCCGACGAAATTGCTGCTACTGTCCAATTATTTCCATAATCGTGTGAATAATAAAGTGGTGAAAAAGGTGCACAAGCAAATGCATATTGTCCACTACTAGATATTGATATTGAGTTCCAATTAGTTACTATCGAATTTGCTAATGTCCATGTTACTCCAGAATTACTTGAATAATAAATTTGACCATTCCCACCAGATATAATATTGCAACCAACTGCATATTGTCCGCTACTTGATATTGATACAGAAGTCCACGCACCTCCTATGGAAGATGACAATGCCCATGTTACTCCAGAATTATTTGAATAATAAATTTTACCAGTAGTAGCAGTATTATCACAAGCAATCGCTTTTGTTCCATCACTTGATATAGATGCAGAGTCCCACTGCGCCACTGGAGAACTAGTTGATAATGTCCATGTTACTCCATAATTGCTTGAATAATATAAATTACCACCTAATATACCGGCTATACCATATTGTCCAGTGGTTGACATTGAAAGAGCCTTCCAGTTACCTGCTGCTGGTCCACCTCCTGATACAAAAGTTGCTCCAGTCCAATTCAATCCCGTGTTATATTGGTTAATTTCTGCGGTATAGTTAGACGGGGTTATTGATAACGGCTCTGGAGAAAATGTTTGTAATGAGAATATGGTTCCAATATCTACGCTACTTTGATTATAATTTGTTATTATATCTCCATAATATGATTGATTTTCTGTATTTAAAATATTGCTTAAATCGACTCCAGTTGATGTATAATTAGTGGGTAATACTGACATTATATAATTATATAAGAGATATAATTATAAATTCTTACAGCTTAAACACAATTTGTTAGTTTATTATATTTTTAAAGATAATAAATGGAATTAGTTACTGAACCTGATATTTATAGCCCAAGCATTGACGATAAAGGCTCATATATTGACAAAGTGCCGCCATTCAATTACATTAAGAAGGGACTCGTTTGCCCTTGTGGTTCCAGAAAAGACAAAGTTTACGAATCACATAGCGTTTTTGTCACACATACGAAGACAAAGGCTCATCAGAAATGGATTGAGTCACTCAACTTAAACCGTTCTAACTTTTATGTGGAACTAGAGAAGTCCAAAGAAGTAATTTCTAGTCAGCGACTTATTATTGCAAAACTGGAAAAGGATGTCAATAATAAGATTATGACGATTGATTATTTGACACAACAGCTACACAAGAATCTGCCGAATGCAAATGCGAATACAACAATCAATCTGTTAGATTTGTAAATCATAAACCTTTTCCACTTTTAAAAAGGTTCTGCTGCGCTAAGAGCCAAACTATTAATTTGGATTGTTTGGCTCTTTGCGTTCGCTTAACGCTTTTCAAAGGTGGACAAGTGTTTTCTCCTTTTGTTCCTGTCTCCAATGTTTCTTACCACTATATAACAAGTGTGCAACATTGTGCTTGAAATAGAAATAAATACCGTAATCTATACCGTATAAACGATACGATATGCTTGTGTTTGGTGACTTATATGCATATGTGATATCTGTTGTATATGTAATGTCAGTCGTCCTGTTAATTTCACTATGATTTATTTTATTATTAAACAACTCTAAATGAACAGCATTAATTGCTCTTGTATACACCGACGGACCCGTCATTTGATGAATATCATTCGGGTAACTATTGTTTTTAATATTATCAACAACGAGTTCGATTGTCTTTTTAAGAATTGGATGCTCCTTTGAAAATATTAGTGCCCACTGCACATACAAATCTGGGTTGCCTTCTGCTGTTATAATGGCTTCATCTTCGTCTTTAATGAGCTCTCTTAATGGTTGTCTTATGTTTGAATCCATATCTAAATACACGCCTCCATATTTGTATAAAACTAGATATCGCCAAAAATCCACCTTTGCTACAATAATATTCAGTTTATTATAGCAGTCTGCTATTTCACCTTTGTAATGTTCGTTTACAAATTTATCCATATCATCGTCGTTATACAAATGATATGTGTATTCTGGGTTTAATTTTTTAAACGTATCTATCTTTTCTTGCACCAGTGGATGCAATTTGTTAGTGAACCAAGACTGAAATATGTTTTTTTCAATCATAAAAGTAATATAATATAATATATTACTTTTTTTGTATGCGAACTAGGAAATGTTGTAATAATTGTTTTTGTAATGAAAAGATATTAAACCTTGTTTCTAATAATAATTATATTAAATACTAATGAAGTTCTCAATTGAAAATAAAACCAAATTAGAAATGTTCGTTGCGTTGTTCCAGTTGCTTAAGAATTGGAGTACGCAATTGAACCTGCAGTTTGAGCCTGACCAGCTCTATATCCAGACGATGGACAAGTCCCACATTTGTTTGTCTAATATTGTTATCAAGGCGTCGTGGTTTTCCGAATACTTTGTTGAGGAGGCAACAAGTATTTCAGTTGATACTGGCAGTTTTGCTACTATGATGAACTATGCTGTCAAGCATAATAAGGTTGATATCATTTTCAATGATGCTGACAAGTTGTTTATTAACTTAACCAGCGGAACTGCAACTGCTTCTACAGCTGGAACGGTGTCAACAAATTTTGACCACTTCTTTGAATTACCGCTAATGGACGTTGAACAGGAGAATTTATCAATTCCCACAGTTGACTACGATGTGGAGTTTTCGATGGATTCTAAGAAGTTTAGTGATTTAATTTCAGAATTAATGGTTTTCGGACCGAACCTCAATATTATCTGCACAGAGGAAGTATTGGAGTTCAATTCGTCGGGCGACACAGGCAAATTGAAGGTGAATATTCCTATTGATAGTTTGAATGAGTTTGCCATTTCGGAGGGAGAGAAGCTGGATATTTCGTATAGTTTAGCGCATATTGGCAAGATGTGTTTGTCGACGAAGTTGGGTGGCGAAATTGGCGTCGGGATTAGTGCGGAATATCCAATGTCTTTAAAATACAGCTTGGGCGAGGAGAGCACTGTTGCGTTTTTTGTGGCGCCAAAGATTGCTGACTAAGTGCAAATGAAATAGTAGTGAGTATTAATTAAAATAATTATATTTGGTTATTTTAATTAGATAATATGGGTGATAAAAGTGAAAGTAATGGCAATATTAGAAAAAGATCCAAATATGGTCCTACTGATGGGCCTATTATTCCTTTATTTTCTGAAGAAGATAAAGCCGCGGTTGAAGAAGGTTGGGTAATTGGTTCTCCTGGATATAATATTGCGAAACAAGAAATAGAAGATGATAAATTAAAT